GTTTCCCTCTTTCCGGCTGGGCAGGCGCCCATCCTGATCGACAGCGAACACGTTAACTTTGCGGCGGTCGTCGAGGCGATCCGCGCTAACGACTTCGACGCTGCTGTTGAGCTTGCGTCTGTGACTAACTTCCTCAAGACGATTAGCGGGGGCGCTGTCTCCGTCTCCGAGCAGGGCGTCACCTACAAGGGCGAACTCCTTACGGGCTACCTCGCTAACAAGATGGTGGTGTTCTTCAATCAGGGCTTGCCTGTGGAACACTACTGCACCTTCCTCTCCAACCTCATGGCTAACCCGTCGATGACGGCGCGTAAGGAACTCTATAACTTCCTTGAGGCTGCCGACCTGCCCATCACCGAGGATGGTTGCTTCCTCGCTTACAAGGCGGTGCGCTCCGACTTCAGGGACATTCACTCCGCTAAGTTCGACAACTCGCCGGGCAAGCGCCACGTTATGGCCCGCGCCGAAGTGGATGACGACCGCACCCGCACTTGCAGCTACGGCTTCCATGCTGCGGCGTACCAGTATGCCCGCAACTTCATGCAGGCTAGCGGTAAGATGGTTGCAGTTAAGATCAACCCCGCCGACGTGGTTTCTATTCCGGCTGACTACAACAACCAGAAGTTGCGGTGCTGCGACTACACCGTGATGTTCGAAGTGCCCGGCGCTGCCGATATCTTTAAGGATCGGGCCTTCATGAGCAGCAATGCCGCCGCTGTTGGTGCTGTGCCGCAGGAATCTTTCTTCTGGGATTCTTCGGACGACGATCTCGACTTCTGATTGTCGGGTGGGGAGGGCTTCGGCTCTCCCCTCTTTTCTAAACATGAGGGGAAATCTTAGAATGGCCGACCAAGCTGATGCCGAACCTACCGCTGCTGCAAATAACTCTGCTGATGCTGCTGCTCCTTCTCCTTTAGCGCGCCTGACTAGGGCGCAAGTCTTTGCTCGCGATCCCGAAGAAGCAACCCAAGAAGATATCGACTTCATCGTGGCCGAGCTTCGCAAGATCAACGAACGAAACCGCAAGGCGCGGCAAGACGACGCTGCCATTGCCGACGGCGTAGCCAAGATCAAGAAGGCTAACGCCGCCGCCAAGAAGAAGAAGGACACCGGCAAGGTAGCCACCAACATTCTGGACACCCAACTATGAAACACTCGACGCTGTTCTTAATAGGCTGGTCGATGCTGACCTACGGTGTGTATGATGCGAGCGGTGCGGCTAGTGCTGTTGGGTTCTTCGGCATGGGCCTCGCCCTCCTAGCAGTCGGAAAGGCTATGAGCGATGATGAACGACGTTAACGATCTTCGGCTCTTGGAGTCGCGTGCCAGCGTGCGAGGCGCGATGATGACCACCACAGGAGACACACCGATGGATATCAATAAGCTCACCACACTACCGCCGCTGGCATACGGTTCGCACGCCCCCGACGACGGCAGGGCCTGTTTAATGGAGGCCGTCGCGTATGTCGCGGGCGAGCCCTGGAGCGACCGGCCTGCTTGCGCGTGCCCCGTGATTGCGGCGTTCGCACGCGGCCTAAACGACGCGATGCCGGACGGCCTGCGCGACACGCTGTTGCGACCTCTGATACCGGCTATCATGGGCACACGCAGCACGCCGGATGTCGAGCAACGGCGGGCATACATCGCCGCAGACTACGCCGTGCGCTGCGCCGCGCCGACTGCGCTGCGCGCGGCGGGGCTTCCGATGCAGGCTGACACGCTCACCGCGCTACCGCCGATTATCGACGCCAACACCGCGCTAACCGCCGCCGCCGCCGCCCGCGCCGCCGCCGCCGCCGACGCCGCCGCCTACGCCGCCGCCTACGCCGCCGACTACGCCGCTGCGGTCGCCTGTCTCCGCGAAATGTGCGAGGCGCGATGATGACCACCACAGGAGACGCCGGCGCCGAGGCGGTGAAGCGGCTACGCAAGCTCATCGCGATGCACGGCGATGATGCGGACGCGGCCACGCTCCGCGCCCTGCTGGCCCGCGCCGAGAAGGCCGAAGCCGAGCGGAACGATCTAGCAGCGAAGGTCGTCGGGTATAGGCACAACGATCAGCACGCGGCGTCGATCAACAGTAAGATGCAAGCTGAACTCGACGCAGTGCGTGCCGAGCGGGACCGGCTGCGGGAGGCGCTGCGGCAGGTGCTTACCGTGATGCCCGTTCTTCCCAGCGCTGCGAAGCAGATTGTGGGTATGGAAGATCGCTACGAAGCCGCCATCACCGCCGCCCGCGTCGCACTCAAGGAGACGGGACATGACTGACACCAGCACCGGCGGCTGGCCCGACGCGGCGCGGCCTGGATATCCGCAGAACCCGGAGCGGGATGGGTGGCATTGGCTGGGTGACGACCGCCGTCCGCAGCCTGTGCTTTGGCTTGCCGAGTTCGCCTCATGGGCAGACGGCACGATGCACTCGCCACAAAGCGTGGTGGGTTTAGGCTTCCGCTACCTCGGCCCGTGCCTGCTGCCGTCCGAAGTCGCGGCTCAGGTCGAGGCGGCGCGGCGGGATGAGCGCGAGGCGAACGCGGCGCTTATTGATTGCGGCTGTGATAACCGTGACGCTGTGCTTGCAAGGTTAGAGAGTAAGGGCGAGCGGTATGCCGCCTACCTTTGTCAACAGGGTAGCGCCTGCTGCGCGCTGCAAGCAGCGACCATTCGAGCGCGAGGTGACGCATGAAGATGACCAACAAGCTTAGGCTTCCCGATGTTATCGTGGATGCTGTGGCGAATGATTCCTATACGAAGGGCGAGGCTGACATCAGCGTGCGCTGTGAGTAGGGCGAAGCAGTAAACCTCGCTTGCATTTATTACTTCTCCCTGTTAAAATGGGTTTCCATCAAGGGGGAATTTGTATGCCATACAAAGACAAGGAAGTTGCTAGACAGAAAGCCCGTGAGCGGTGGCTTAAAAATAAAGATGCCATCTCATTAAGAAAGAAAGCTAGGTATTATCAAGACCTTGATAAGACTAGAGAAAATAATAGAGTTAGGTATGAAAAGCATAAATTTAAAATTTTAGAAAACCAAAAGCAACGAAGAAAGACTTTCACCGGCTGGCGTAAAATGGCTTGGCAATCTGCCCGAGCGCGGACCAACCGCCAAGGTATTGAATTTAGCATAACCGAAAATGACATTCCGGAAGTTCCTGAAGTTTGTCCCATACTGGGAATACCTTTAGAATTTGGCACAAGTGGGCAAGGGGCTGCTTCGCTTGACAGGATTGATAACACTAGAGGTTATATTAAAAACAATTTACAAATCATAAGCGACAGAGCAAACAGATTGAAGCGCGATGCCACTCTGCATGAAATGATTTTACTAGGAGAGTGGGCAGCAGCAAAACAAATTGCTTATGCAGCAAAGGAGAGATGTAATGAAAATGACAAATAAGTTACGCCTCCCTGACGTGATCGTTGATGCTGTCATGAATGACTCCTACACAAAAGGGGAAGCGGATATAAGTTGCACCGAGTTGCTGGTGCCACCGCAGTTGCGCAGGCTAAAGCTCGCTCATGCTGATGAGTTGGTGGAAGATGTGAGTGATCGCATCTATTCGCTGATGGGCCAGTCGCTCCATGTTATCTTGGAGAGGGCAGCGGCTGGTAAGCTGGATGCGCTGTCGGAGACAACCGTGTATGCGGAGTATGAGGGCTGGGTTGTTAAGGGGCAGGCTGACCACCTGCTGATGGGGACGGGCGAGTTGCTCGACTTCAAGATGACGTCGGTGTATAAGATCAAGGCAGGGTCGGTGCCACGCGAGTGGGTCGAGCAGACCAACATCTACCGGCGCCTATTGCAGAAGAAGGGCCTCACCGTCAATACGATTGCGATCATTGTGTTCCTGCGCGACTGGTCCAAGAACAAGGCGAAGCAGACACAAGATTATCCGCAGGCCCAGGTGCTTAGGCTTGAGGTTCCCCTGTGGACTGACCAGCAGACGGATGACTTCATTAGCGGGCGCATCAAGCTGCATCAAGATGTTGTGCCTCAGCCCTGTAGCGACTACGATATGTGGGCCAAGCCTGCCTCCTATGCGGTGATGAAGCGGGGCAATGTTAGGGCCGTCAAGGTGTTCAACAATGAGTTCGATGCCGAGGCGCTTGCATCAACGTCGTCGGGCCTGTATGTAGAGGAGAGGCCGGGCGAGGCAGTGAGGTGTCAGGATTGGTGCCCCGTCTCGCATGTGTGTCCTCAATGGCGGGACGATCCCCGCAACAAGCGAACCAGTTCAGTAGAGGAGTCCCTGTTCAATGCCTAAGTTTGAAGCTGTGGCGAAGCCGCCACGCATCCTGATCTGTGGAGAGCCTGCGGCTGGTAAGACGGGCGCACTCGCGCAGCTTGCCAATGCCGGGTATCGGCTGATGATCCACGACTTCGACAGCAACAGCCGCGTCATCGGTTCGTATCTGCGGCCCAATGCTGCGGACGTTTACATCAACACCTACGCGGTGGCGAAGATTACGAATACGAATCTGTTCGCTGGCACGGGCACCGCCACTAAGCAGGCGGTCGATACGATGCGCCAGTTCTGCAAGATGCTGGAGCATTGGAAGACGCCGACCGA